AGAGGCTCCTCCCATTGTCTGCACTCTTAAACCAATGTTGTTTGCATGTGACCATGACTGTAATTCTAAAACTCCATGCAAAGTAGCCTCCGTTAACAAACCACCGTACATAGGCATGCCTAAAAATAATTTAATTTTTTTGTCTTTTAATTCTTTAGGATCTAACATCTACATTCTCCCTTAATGTTTTTGTAAAGTTATCGATAACCTCATTTTTGTCAAATCTCATAACATTAGGTGTTTGAGTTGTCATATTACAGTTTTTAGAATAGTTAAATCTATAATTCGCATGATAATCATTCCACAATACCACACCTTTAGTTTTGCAAAATTTATTAGCAGACATATGATTAAGACAACTATCTATGGTAATAAATCCTTTTGCATATTTTAGTAAATGCGCATAGTTTCTATATGTTAAATCTTGATCTACCTCACAGGTATTTTTAAATAAGTTCTTTTTGGAAAAAACATTTAGAACATTTAGTTTTAAATCAAAGTTTAAAATATCAATTATAGATTGTGCATGATCTTTTCTTATAGATCTTGAACCCTCAAAATCGGTGTCTGATTCATGTTCATCACTACCAACAAATTGCACACATACAAAATCATTAAGTTTAGATAAAACTGGTTGCAAAGAATCCTCTTCATCGTATGAAAAATATATCTCATTATACACATCTTCTAAAATGTTTTGGTTAAGTATACGTCTAAAATTATTTACTAAATGTATTTCATTAATACAAAAATATTCATCGTAAGCCTCTACAAAGTGTATCTTATCAAACTTTTTTAAAAAATCTCTTTTATCTAAAAGTGGAGTTAGATTCATTGCATAACAAAAATTTACGTTTGGATGATGTAAAAAAATTTTTGGCCATGTAGACATTAAATTGACACTTTTCAATTTTTCTAGACAACTTGTAAAACAGATATTTTTACCAATACCTCCATTTAACACATAAAGTTCGTTGTTACTCACCTATTTTTGCACCTAACATTTTTCTTTTGTCGTATTTAAACTCTTTATGTTCACCTTCTTGATCAACATAATGTAAGAAAACTGTTATAAAATGATCATGTTTACAATTTTCTCTCCAGTGTATTTTATGCATACCTTTAAATATTAATGCATTATTTACATACATGGGAAACTTGTGATCAATTTTTAAAGCTAAAGGTGTGCCCTTGTCATCATGATATTTATAATCTGCAGAATCATCTCTTTCTCCAATAAATATTTCATAGGGCTGATCGTCTGGGTCTGCTCCTAAACATAATGCCACTGTATACTCACAAGATGGTCTATCTTTATGTATTGGTAAATCTGACCCTTTGTCATAAATTCTTAAATATGAATAAGTTGGCCATAGTTTTTTACCTACGTTTTGTTCAATGACAGGTGTGCTCATATCCATTAATGATTCCATTAAGAAGTCACCGTGTTCCCAAATTAAAGATTTGGTTTGTGTATCAAAATCAAAATTTTTTTTATTTGTATATTTTAAAAGACAATAATTATAACTAAGGTTTAATATTTGTTTTGGCAAAAACTCTTTAATAAAAATAGGTTGCATTAGATAACCCAACCTATCAATGCATATCTAGTTCCCTCTGAGACTTTGTTTACTTGATGACTAAACATAAAATTAGACGGAAAGATAACTGCATCACCCTCATTTTGAGGGACAACATGTTTGCCTGTTGGTAGATTAAATACAAACTCTCCACCGCTATACTCATTATTTAAACAAATAGATATTGATAAGTGTCTTTCTTGTACTTTTAAACCAAAGTCTGTATGAAACTTATAGCCTGCATCATGTTTGTTAGTTTGATATTTTAATAAATCTAATTGAGATATTTTTGTTATGTCAATTTCGTGATGTTGTTTGTAATGTTGGACACACTCATATATCTTTTCTTGTGTTGCGGCCGTACATAATTTTTGACCAAAGCTTTTAGGATCTAGTAAAGTTCTCGTAAGACAGTTTCTGATATTTTTATCTGTGCCACCAAGAGTGCCTGCGTCTTCATATTCATTGTCAAAGTATGTGATTATTTTTTTGCAGAGAAATTTTGGAATTATTTTTCTTACTTCTAAAATGTATTCTTTCATTTATTTTTTATACACAATATTAGTAAGTAATACTGTGTGCAGATAGGTAATTGTCCCTAGCTGTTGTAGCTGCTGTTACTGCAGCAGAGTCATCCTCAGCACCCGCATCTTCATGAGCTTCATAAGCTGAGGTGTATGCGTCTTGAGCTTCGCATCTTATAACAACGTTTGTAACCCACTGAGGTATAGAAGAAATAGACTCATTATCTCTATTATCTGTATATTCTATTGTGCCTGTGTTCGTTGCAGCATCCCACTGAAGTGCGTGAATGCTTGTATCTATTTCTGTATGAGATCGAATATTGTGATGTACTTTGCTATCAAAATATACATCTGACTCAGTATTACCTGTGCCTTTAGCAGGACCATTACCGTCTAGAGGCCCATCTGCATCAAACAATATTGTCAGTCTTACATTAACGCTTGTGTTGTTTACGGTTGTTGCCATTTTTTTTCACCTTTTTAGTTGTAGCCTTTGTGGGCTTCTTCTTTACTTTTACCTTATTATTACTTAGTTGTAAAATAGTTTTATCTTCCTTGGATGGATCTCCCTGATCAATTGCCTCTTGATGTGCACCAATCACTTCAAATATAGAAGTGGCTACACCCATGGCTTTTTGAGCATCACCACTATGTGCTAATACTTTTGTCATAACATTGTTCGACCGTACCATTTCATTTCTGAATGACTCAGTGGCAGCTTTTGTGCCCATTATCTGTTGAGAATTTTCTACTAATAATAAAGGAATCCACGCTATAGAACAGCCCCATTCTTGCACATCTAATCCAGATTGAGGGTGTTTACCTTGCAGCATATTATACCAAATACACCTATGTTTTATGCACTTCTTTTTGAGAAGTGGACACGTCCCATCCGGGTCGAATATTGGCATTAATCCTTAGCTGCTATGATTACGTTTGCAAATTTAAGATCCATTGCTGGTATTGAAAAACTAGCACTAGGTGCAGAAGTTGAAGATAGGGTACCACTAAATGGGTGAGTGTGACTACCTCCGCCACCTGTTGCACCTGTGAACTCTGAGGAGTTAACTGTTTGTGAAGGGTTTTGTGGTCTATACGTAATACTTTTTACATTAGGTGATGGGTTGTTCTGTTTGTAAAGACATATTGTGTGATTGTGTGATGCTAATTCAGGAGTTGATAAAGTGTGACCTCCCACTGTTCCACTTACAGATCCTGATACAGGTAAATCTTTTGTTTCTGTTGATCTTGATGAGCCAAATGTTGTTTGAAAGGTATCACTACCACCTGTGCCTCCACCTGTACCAACAACAACACGCATCGCTGCATTACCTAATGCAGTGGCAGTGTCTTGAGTCCAACCTGTAGGCGCAGATGCTTGATAAAAAACTTGTTTTGTTCCAGAAGGAAAAGGTTCTACACCAGTAAGGTTTGATCCACTACCTATGAATGTTGTAGCAGTAACAGCACCATTTGTTCTTAAAATAATATTGCCGTCTCCGCCTGTAACATCTCCTTTGAAAGTTGTTGCACCTAATTTATCGACTGCATTTTTTATACCAAAATTAGCAGAGCCCTCACAATAAACATGTGAATACGCTCCTTGTGCTATAGCAATACCGTTTGCTGTATGACCAGTAGCAGCGATAGTTAAGGTTTGTGAACCTGTTGTGTTATTAAAAAATACATATTCATTTTCGACAGCAGGTACTAACACTTTGATGTCACCCGTTAAAGCACCAGTAAGTTCAATTACTTTGTTAGCTGACTCAGCGCTAGGATCAGCATTACCCGTAGTAAGTGTAACATCAGCAGAACCAGCGACAGATTTTGATACATATCCGCCACCAAAAGCGTCAAGAACATCTAAATTATTATTAGTATTATTACCCCAGGTATTGGCGTTTGCGCCAGTTTCCATTTTTTCGAGTTTAAAACGTGATGTATATGTGCTTGCCATGATTATACCTCTCTAAAATATATCTTTTTTTGTTTTGCAATCAATGTTTTTTTAGTGCTCCAACAGCAACCTTTTTATTCATCGTGCTTGGTTTACCATAATGCCATATGTCACTTTTAAAAAAAACTAATTTACCTTTTTTTGGCTTTATTTCACCATATTCCTTAAAAACTGTATTACCATCTGAATCGTTCAAATACAATATAAATGAGTAATCTTCAGTGGTCTCATGATTATGATTACTCTGATGACCATTTAAAAAATACTCTATAAGATGTATATGAAACAAATCTAGATTTTTGTTTATCTCTGTAAGTAGTCTGTCTGCTAGTTCCCTAGAATGCTTATAATTAAGTATATTATCAGTTTGAAACCCATTTTCAGTAGATGTTTGATCTTTACAGGATAAATTAGCATCTCTAAAAATTTGTAATTTTTCTACAAACATATCTACTAAATTATCAGATATCTGAAACTCCTCTAATTTACGCTGCATCTACCTCTGTCCAAGTGTTACTTGCCCCTGTTACGACATTTGCCCAAGGAGTTTCAAAAGTATCTCCCAAAGCTGTTGTTAAATCTAATCCTGTTACATTTACGACAGCCTCTCCAATACCTTGTGCTGTGCCCTCTGCAAAAGTTAAGGCCACTGTAGATACAGAAACTATCACTCCTGTGCCTACTTCCACTGTCTCTGTTCCTAATGAGAAACTACTAGATAAACTACCAAGTGTAACTAATGCATCTGCTTCTGCAACTGCTGTGCCTAAAGATGATGTCATTGCAACGGATGGAGCGTCTACTTGTGTGAATATATCAATCGTGACTGAGCCAATGCTAAAATCAAGTTGATCAGAAGGA